GAATAACCAGTGAAGATACTGTTGCAGAAATATCACAATCAAATGTGATGACTCCTGCAAACGCCCAAGCAGAGATTGACGCGATTATGAACGACAAGACTCATGCTTACTGGGACAGAAGAAATCCCACTGGACGGCAGAAGGCCGTTGAGAGGGTGCAGTTTTTGATGGAGCAGCTTCATGGATGACGAGCTGACTCCAGAAGGAATACGTCTTGAGTGCTTACGGCTCGCTGTTGAGTTTGGTAGCGCGAGGGATTTAAAAGAACCTGACACTCTGGCAGAGAAATACTACCAGTGGGTCATGCAGGGTAGCGGCAAGCTATGTCAATGCCGTCCTGAAGACAATCGGATAGACGATAGCCCTAAGAAGGCTCAAAAGTCTAGGAACGTCCGCAAGGGTAGCGTACCGCAATAAGCACAAATGTAACCATGTAGAAAAGGAGGGACATCATGTCCTTACAAGTAACTACGGCATTTGTACAACAGTATTCTGCTAACGTGCAGATGCTTTCACAGCAGATGGGTTCTCGTCTGCGTGATGCGGTGCGTGTTGAGAATATGGTTGGCAACAATGCCTTCTTTGACCAAGTTGGTAAGGCGACTGCGCAGAAGCGTACAACTCGTCATGCTGACACCCCACAGATTGATACACCACACGCTCGCCGCCGTGTATCACTGGTAGACTACGAATACGCCGACCTGATTGATGACCAGGACAAGGTTCGTATGTTGATTGACCCAACATCTGCTTATGCACAAGCTGCTGCGGCTGCTATGGGTCGTGCGATGGATGATGAGATTATCGCATCTGCTTTAGGAACTGCTTTCACAGGCCAGACTGGTTCGACTTCGACAGCTCTACCTGCTGGTCAGCAGATTGCTAATGGTGGTGCAGATATGACTCTGGATAAGCTGCGCGAAGCTAAGAAGAAGCTGGACTTGGCTGATGTAGACCCATCAATCCCTCGTTATATCGCTGTTGGCCCAGACCAGATTGAAGCCCTGTTAGGTAGCACCACTGTTACTTCATCAGACTTCAACACTGTGAAGGCTCTTGTTCAGGGTGAAATTGATACCTTCATGGGCTTCCGTTTCATCGTTTCTAACCGTTTGTCAAAAACTGGCAACATCCGTTCATGCTTCGCATGGGCAGAAGATGGTCTTGCTCTGGCAGTCGGCAAAGACATTATGGCTCGCATTGACGAGCGTAGCGACAAAGGCTACGCAACTCAGGTGTACTACTGTATGTCTATTGGCGCGACTCGCATGGAAGAAGAAAAAGTTGTCCAAATTGACTGTGACGAAGCGGCTTAAGGGAGAGTGACAAATGACTACTAAGAACTCAACACTTGTAGCTAACTTTGAAGCTACCCCTCCTGTTGCTAATGACGCATCAAATCTGCACGGTGTTGTGCGTGTAGCAAGCGGCTCTGTTGAGCTGGCGATTGCTGACGTTGATACCGTAGGCGACATCGTAATGTTCGCACCAATTCCAAGCAACGCTACTGTGTTGCGTGTGGCAGTTGGTTCTGATTCATTCGGTGGTAGCTGTGCATTTGATGTAGGTATCTATGATACTTCTGGTGCAGTTAAGGACGCTGATGCTTTTGGCAGTGCTGTTCTTGACGGTGCTGGCATGGCTGACGTTCGCACCGAAGCCGCCAACATTGATACTATTGGCAACAAGATGTACGAACTTGCTGGCGATTCAGAAGATGAAGGCGGTCACTACTATGTGGGCGCGACATTTACAGTGGTTGGTACAACTGCTGGCACAATGTCATTCATTATTGAATACGCTGTCAACTAAGCAAACCATTGGGCGAGGCGGTGCAAGCCGCCTCTCCTCCCTTCGGGGGAAGGCAAGGGATGCAATTTAATAGCGATTTCCGCTATGATTTGAAGGTAGGCCAGCTAGAGGAAAAGTGGTTAGCTGAGCTACTACAATCGAAGACCTTAGAGGTCAAAAGAGATTTCAAGGCTTCACAGACTGGTCGAGTGTTTGTGGAGTTTTTTTGTAGGGGAAAGCCCTCTGGTGTAGCCACAACTGAGGCAGACCATTGGGCATTTATACTTAATGATGGTATTGTTATAATACTATCGACAGAACGCTTAAAGGCGCTGGTTGCAGAAGCACAGTTTGTAGGTAACACGACTCGCGGTGGTGATAGCAACTCAAGTCACGGTGCGTTGATAGAACTTGAAAGGTTAGTGAAGTAATGCCTTCCGTTGTTGATATATGTAATGAAGCTATGGACTTGCTGGGTGCGGCAACCATTATTTCACTTACTCAAAACTCCAAAGAAGCTAGATTGTGCAACCGCAGATTTGACACTGCACGGGACGCTGTATTACGGGCACACCCTTGGAACTGTGCCATTGTTCGTACTCAGTTAGCCAAGAACAGCACAGCTCCTGCATTTGGTTTTGCTAATTCATTCACGCTACCCACAGACCCCTATTGCTTGCGTGTATTGTCTTTGTTTACATCTAATGTTGATGGCGATATTGCCCCGTATGACACACAAGCCATGTTTAAGATTGAGGGCAGAAATGTTCTGACCGATGAGGACATCTGCCGGATTATTTACATAGCGCGAGAAGAAGACACCGAGCTGTATGACTCTCTGCTATCCAACACTCTGGCGCATAGATTAGCAGCAGACTTGGCATACAACATTACTGGCAGCACGACTGTAGCCCAGCAAATGTTTGGGTTGTACGAGGCACGTCTAAGAGAAGCTCGGTCTATGGATGCTATTGAGGGTAAACCAGACAGGATTATCACAGAAGACTTCACGAACATAAGGTTCTAGGCTGATGGCTCGCGTATCCACTATACTTACCAACTTTCGGTCTGGGGAGCTATCGCCACGCTTGGAAGGTCGTGTAGACCTACCCAAGTATAACGAAGGCGCTCAAACTGTTCAGAATATGCTGGTGTTTCCTTCCGGCGGTGTTACTCGCCGTCCCGGCAGCTATTTTGCTGGTCGCAGTAAAGATGGCGGCAAAGTGCGTCTTATCAGCTTTGAATTTAGTGATGAGCAAGCATACATCCTAGAGCTTGGTGCTAACTATATCCGCTTCTTCAAAGACGGCGGCATACTGACTGAGGCTACTACAGCTATTACAGGGATTACACAAGCAAACCCTGCTGTAGTGACAGCCGCATCACATGGCCTATCTAATGGCGATAGAGTGTTTATCACAAGCGTTGCTGGTATGTCTCAGGTCAACAACCTTGAATTTACTGTTGCTAATGCCACTACAAACACATTTGAGTTATCCGGCATAGACAGTACAGGCTTTGATGCGTACAGCTCTGGCGGTGCAGTAGGCAAGATTGTGGAAGTTGCAACAACCTATAGCGTTACAGAAATATTTGAGATTAACCACGCACAATCTGCTGACGTTATTTATCTAGCACATAAGAGCCATGCGCCAGCCAAGCTGACCCGGACAACCGCGACAACATTTACGCTTTCGGATGTGGATTTTGTGGATGGCCCATATCTTGATGAGAACATAACTAGCACAACTTTATACGCCTCTGCTGATACAGGCAGTGTAACGGTGACTGCTTCTGCTGCGCTATTTACTGCTTCTGATGTAGGTAGATATATTCGTTTCAGAGAGGTGCTTGAGATTGCGCACCCGGAATGGGAAGCGAATAAAAGTTATAACAATGGGGATACAGTACGCTACAACGACCATGTTTATGAGAATGTCACAGGCTCGACCCAGACATCAAACAATTCTCCACCAGTACACACATCCGGCGTAGAAACCTACGGGGCTATCGACTGGGAATATGTGCATGATGATACGGGTTATGTAGAGATTACGGGCTTTACTAGCTCCACTGTGGTTTCCGCTACCGTCAAAGCCGATGATGGCGGCATTGCAGTATTGCCTGATGCTGTGGTTGGCGCGGCTAATGCTACTACACGTTGGTCTCTGGGTGCTTTTGGCGGAGACCAAGGATACCCAAGAGCGTTGGCTTTTTATGAGGAGCGTTTATTCTTTGCAGGAACGACTGCAAGGCCACAGTCAATCTTTGGCTCTGTATCTGCTGACTTTGAGAACCACACCCCAGGAACGGAAGATGATTCCGCTATCAATGTAACCATCGCCTCTGACAAGGTGAATGTTATCAAGCACATGATGCAGGGTCGTTTCCTACAGATTATGACCACCAGTGCTGAATTTACTATGTCCGGGGGTGCTGGCTCAGAGGCTTTGACCCCGACAAATGTAAACGTGCTGAGAGAAACTACTTTTGGCACATCTGACATTACGCCTATCAGAGCCGCATCTTCTACTATCTTTATTCAGAAAGGCCAGGAGAAGGTAAAGGAAATCACTTTTAGCGAGGCACAAGACGGGCTAACAGGCATTGAGCTGTCTATCTTGGCTGACCATGTTACTCGTGGCGGCGTATCTGACATGGTTTGGCAGCAAGAGCCGGAGCTGCTTATCTGGTTTGTGCATACTGATGGCAGACTTATTGGCCTAACTTACGACAAAGCAAATGGCGCAATAGGTTGGCATACGCATCCTTTGGGCGGAAACGGGGTTGTAGAAAGTATCGCATCCATTCCTAGCGGTGCAGAAGACCAAGTATATGTATCCGTAAACCGTACAATAAATGGCACAACTTACCGCCACATCGAATATCTAAAGCCTATTAACTTTGGTGATGATATTGAGGATGCGTTTTATGTGGATAGCGGCCTGACATATTCTGGGTCAGCTACGACCACTATCAGCGGCATCAATCACCTAGAAGGCGAAGAAGTAGCTATTTTAGCTGATGGAGCTACTCATGCTAACAAGACGGTGACAGACGGCAAGATAACACTGGATAGAAGCGCCTCTAAGGTGCATCTGGGCTACAACTATACATCCCTTATAGAAACCCTAAGGCTTGAGGCTGGCGGCAATGACGGGACTTCTCAGGGCAATATAAAGCGCATCCACAGTGTAACGGCTCGTTTCCTGAATACAGTAGGCGCAGAGGTTGGTCCAGATACGGCTAATCTTGACCGCATACCCTTTAGAAACTCTAGCATGGCTATGAATACTGCTGTGCCGATGTTCACAGGCGATAAAGAGATATCGTTCCCATCTGGCTATGACAATGATGCACGGGTAGTTATCCGGCAGAACCAGCCATTGCCTATGACTGTGCTGGCGATTATTCGGAGGTCAAACACATTCGATGTATAATTTAGTGCCTTTTGATGAGGAGCATATCCACTTCATAGAAACTGACTACGAGTTTTCACCAGAAGCACGGGCTATGTTCTATAACCATCATGCGATTAGGGGCTACAGTTTATTCAAAGATGACCTGATTATGGCGGCAGCCGGGGTGCATATATTATGGGATGGGGTCGCAGAAGGTTGGATAGTGATGTCTAAGCACGGCTACAAAGTGCCTAAAACTGTTGCTAGATATACAGATAAGTTATTTGAAGGTATAATGGCAGATAACAAATTGTGGAGAATACAGGCCAGCGTTTCGGTTAATGACGAAAGGGCTTTGCGGTTTGCGAGCTGGCTAGGTTTTGAGGATGAAGGTCTAATGAAAAGATATGGCCCTGATGGTAGTGATTACCGTAGAGTAGCGAGGTTTGCGTAATGCCAGAACCTTTAACAATGATGGCTGCTGCCGCCGCTGTGGGCAGTGGCGTTATGGGCTTCAAAGGCTCTAAAGCCGCAGCTAAGTCTGAAAAAGCCGTAACTGAATACGAAAATCAAGTAAGAGAAAATGAAGCCGTCTTACTGCGCAGAGAAAAGGCTGACCAAGAAGAAAAACTACGACAAAACTCCCGGAGACTTGTCGGGCAGCAAATAACGAAGACAGCCGCTTCTGGTGTACAAATGTCTGGCAGTCCGTTAAATGCACTAGCTGATGCTTATTTCAAAACAGAAAAAGATGCGCTGCGGATACAGTACGCTGGAGATATCGCAGAAACTAAAAAAGAAGCAGACATTGCCCTCAATACAGCAGAAAGCCAAGCAAGGCAGACCGCATACAAAGTACAGGGATACCAATCTTTATTGCAAGGCGCTGCGCAAGGCGCAACATTATTAGGACAATAAAATGCCGAAGATACCGTTATACAATCAAGGCGCAGGGCAAGCTGTAGAGTTAGCAACAGGGCAATTATCTCGCAGGGCAGATAGGTCTGCATTTACTGCTCCGGGCAGAGCCATACAGTCATTTTCTAAGACGGCTGGTGATATTGCGTTTCAATTTGGACAAGCTGAAAAGAACGCTGAGACTGAGCGTGTTTATGCAGAAATGCTGGCAAAGTCTGGAGAGGACTTTGAACGGTTTAAATTAGGCCAACCAGCTAAAACTGTGCCTGGTTTTAATATCGTTGCCAAAGATTTTGTAGACGGGGTGATGGGCGAAGTCGATGGGATGGACTTAACTCGTTCACAGAAACGTACAATTAAAAACAATCTATCTAAAAACCTTAATACGAAGGTCGCCAATGCTAGGAGTGAGGTTTTTCAGCAGCACCAAGCCAGCAGAAAAGATGCTTTCACAAAGGCGCTTGATGCACTGACCATTGATGCCGCAGCAGTAGATGACCGGGACGAGTTACTTTCTGAGGCGGACTATCTCATTACCTTCGCAAAAGACAATGGCTTTGACACAGGGTACACCACTGAGGGCATACGCTACGAGCTGGACAAGAAGGATTTTCTTTCCGACTCTCAGAACCCAAACCTAGACATAGGCTACTTTAAGCAACAGCTTAGCGATGTAAACAAGAATGAGGGTAAGTTTTCTAATTATAACTCTGCTATGCAGCGCGAGATGGCTGGCCTAATTGAAGGCCAAATAACCTACCTGAAAACTGGCGTACTAGCAGAAGCAGCTCAACTGGAAGCCAATGCCATTGATTCAATCAACCTTACTGGCGATGATGGTGGGCTGGGCAACCAAGCGTCACAAAAGTACAGGCAAGCTGGTGATATCGCAGCGGCCAATGCCTTAGACTTGAGTATCGCGGTGGCAGAAGACGTTTATCAACAGGTGTATGCAGACCCGTTTACTAACGAGGCTTCTGACTTACAGCTTATAAAAAAAGCACAAGAAAATGCTAGAAGAACTGCTGTAGAGAAACCTACTGATATTAGAAAAGCAAACCTGATATCGGATGGAGTGGCGACTGCTGTAGCCGCCAAGCGTGAGGCTTTAGAAAAAGACCCTGCAAGTTTTGTCGATAACGCCTATAGAAGAAAGTTTGGCAAAGAACCTACTATAGCTGAGCAAATCCAAAAACAGGCCGCAATGGGGCTGCGTCCTGATGAGATTAAGCCTTTAACAGCGCAAACGGCTACTGATTTTATTGAAGCTATAAATGCTGCTGATACGCCGATGGATGTTGTGGCTGCCTTTTCTGGTGTTGGTATCGGGCCAGGCGCAGAAAAGAAAGTATCTGCTGATGCGCAGTCCTACATTATGCGGCAGCTTAGCGCCGCTGGCATGAGTTTGGCGCAGAACTATGTAGCCAATGCCCCATTAAGCCCTATGGCTGGCAAACTTTTGTTGTCTAGCAGCCCGGATGCCATAAAAATCCAAGCGACTCCGGCGGCAAAAACAAATATACGAAGCGCTATCATAAAGAATGAAACCGTGCAAAACCACATGAAGTCTATGCTTGGTGGTTCTTATGCTGACTTTGCTAACAACCAAATCATAGGCTCTCCATCTAGCACAAGAGCTATGAACACTGCTAGAGAGCAGCACTTGGAAATGCTAACCAACCTGACCCTATTCTTGGCGCAAGAGCAAGCCAAAGTTGTCTCTGGCGATGACGCTATGAGCAAAGGAGAGCTGGAGAACATTGTGTCACAAGCCGCCAGCATACTCAGCGAAAGATATTCTTATGTGGATGGCTTTCCAAATAGCGAAGTAACACTGCGCATACCAAAGCATCTAACAGCTAAGTCAGGGAACATTCAAGCTGCCCTAAACAGCGAAATTAAAACACTTAGCTCAGAGACAATCTTTTTCGAGAGTGGCCCCC